CTGTCGTTTTGTTCGTTACCTTCAAGGATTTGAGCGCAATAATCATAATGCTGTTTACAGGCCGAAATCACGTTACTGCCAGCCGTTGTAATGGCAAAGAACAAACCTTCTGGGCGTGCGCCTTGTCCTAGCTCTAACGCGCTATATACGCTGTTATCTGTGTGTAGGTGATATTCATCAACAATCGCTAAACTAGGGTTTGTGCCTTCAATGGTTGAAGATTTGGCGGCAAGCGGTCGCATGATACTGTTGTTCTTAGGGTTGATGAGTTTGTGCTGTTGAATATTGAGCCGTTTTTTCAGTAAAGGCGAAAGTAAGCACATTTGACGCGCATCATCAAAAACGATTCGGGCTTGGTCTCGGCTCACGGCTGCCGTGTATATATCTTGTTGGCCGCCTTCCATCACCAAAAACCAATTGGCTAAAACGGCTGCTACCGTTGATTTAGCGTTTTTTCTTGCCACTTGAACGTAAGCAGAGCGATATTTTCTTAATCCTGTATCTTTTCGTTTAAAGCCCAGAATGTTGGCAAAGAGGAAAACTTGCCAATCTGAAAGAATAATTGGCTCACCGCGTAAGTGTCCTTTAACGTGTGGGCATAGTTTCGAGAAAGCGATAAATTTTTCTACCGCACTTTGATCAAAGAAATAATCGGGGTTGTTTAAATCGTTAAAATAACGCGCTACGGCTTGTTTTATCTTCTTACAAGCCACTATTTCACCTGATTGAATTCTCTCTGCGTATGCGTGCCAGATTGCCATATTTAGCCTACATTGTGAGGATTTCATCAATCATATCGGTTGAATCAACTTCAACAGGATTTTTTCTACGGCTAACTGGATCAAAGCCTAACAATGAGGACATTTTCACCATCACTTTTTCTGCATCAGCTTTAGCTGACAGTGCGGGGTTTCTTGATTGCGTGCCTTGGCTATTTACTATTGAAAAGCCGTTTTTATGAATATCCTCAACTGCAGCACGGAAAAGAGAGTAATTAACACAATATAATTCAAGGTGAATTAAGTCCGCATCTTGAATATCACCACGTTCAAGAAGTTGTGGAATTCGTTCTTTCCATATTGCTTTAGCGATTGGATCTAAAAAACTAGGTGGATTATGCGTTTTTTTCTTGTTTTTTGTTGTCATTGTATTTCCTTATTTTCAAAAAAATTACCTTGCGTAAAAATTTGTATAGGGGGGCGGTTCCGAAGGGTTGCCACTTTCTTTTTGAAATTGCCCCCACCCGGTCAATCATTGTTCAGTTATGGTCATATCACCACTGTTCACTTTTTCGCACCAAATCCGCGTTGGTCTATCACTCGTGTTTTATAGCTGTGACAATCACGACATAAAGGCTGATGATTGCTTGCTACCCAAAACAACGGGTCGGATTGTCTGTTCTCTACCGGCTTAATATGGTCTATCACTGTTGCCGGAGTATATTTGCCTTGCTCTAAGCACATTACACAAAGGGGATGATGCTTTAAGTATTGCTCGCGGTATTTGCTCCACTTGTGATCGTAACCTCGTGCGCTGCTGTTTGGGCGGTTGTCCTTTGGCTTATGCTCTTCACATCTGCCCGACTTCACTTTATTTCTGCATCCTGGATAACTACAACGTCTTAACGGTTGATAAGGCATAGCTACACTCTTAGTAAGCGCAAGGCTCTCTATAGACTTCCCATAATGCGGAAATCGTCATGGGTGCTTGTTTAAGATTGGCTAAATCTGTTATAGCCTCACGGTTTGTGTAGAGGTAGGCGATATACATTAAGCAGCCGACTTTAATTGATGGCGTAAACGGAACGGTATTTTCTGTTTCTTCATCACCAAAGGTTTTACCAATATGCTTTTGGCATACTTCCAATGTAGCGACCTTATAGGTTTCGAGTAACTCATCATCTAAATCATGATCAAGATTTAAATGCGCCTTGATGTCATCTAGGGTTAAATTAATATTCGCCATAAGCCTCGCCCTCTTTACACATTAACTGCAATTCTCGGTGTGATTCCATACTGTCAATCACCGAATAAATATCAAATAGTCGTTTACCGTATTTAATTCGCATTTTGTTTGTAATGCCCTCAATGTAGCGAATGCGAATGCGGATGATGTTTTCACCCATTTGAAATGGGCCACTAAAATACTCTCGCCCTTGCAATGGCTCTACACTGGCGCGGACGGTTGCGATATGTTTCCAAAATGCTTTGTGTTCACCGTGTAGATTGGTTTCTCGCTCTCGAGGATAGTTTCTCGCCTCAATGGTGATGACCTTGTTATACTTGCCAGCCTTAAGCATCACTGCCATTACTTGCCCCCTGTTCTTGTTCATCACCGCGTTTAACTTCTACGGTTTGTTTCCAAGCCTGGCTAAATTCATCTCCACCTTCATAAGGCGGTAAACCTTCACGGCGGCGAACTTCATTTGGAGACATTACACCCGCTTTGATTGCTACATCATAGCTACTGAAACGTTCGCTTTGACTGGTGCGAAGTAGGTCGCTTGTATCAAATTCGATTAAGTAACGTTTATTGCTGTTGCTGCCTAAATCAATCATCAAGGCATCTTTGAGCTGTTGCTCAAAGTTAGTAAGCCAAGGGTGCAAGGTTTGAGAAAGAAATGCGCGGCTTGCCTCACTGAAATTCGCATAGCTACTATTCGAATAATCTTGTAAGAAAATCGGGCTAATATTGTAGATTCGGGCTATATCGGAAATGGTAAAAGTGCGACTGGCTAACCATTCTGCATCTTGGTTTGTCATGCCTAATTGTTTATATTCCATTGAGCCTTCAAGAATAGGGGTTTTACCTGCATTCTTCGCACCCTTGTAACGTTCTAGGGCTTTGACGGCTTTCTGTGCTTTTGCATCATCTAACCATTCAGCCGTTGAGATAAGCCCGCTTGCCATCAATCCGTTTTTCATAATGGCTGCGCCATGGCGTTGTTGGGCTAAACCTAATCCCACCGTTTCACGACAAACTGTTATCGGGGAACGCCCCATAAATCCATCAACAGAACTATGGCGTAAATGCAAAATCTCATCTTGAAGATAGTTTTTTGTTACCCCGTTTAAGTCTGTGATTTGATAAATATATTCACCCGTTACTTTACGGAAGATATTTACCGCACTTGGTTGATAAGGAGTAAGGCTTATTGGTTCGCCCTTGTTATTCCACTCAATCACGGCATAAGCGTTACCATTTAGCAAACAATGGCGCATCATCGTATTTTTGAATTGATACGGTGTTTGGCTGCGGTTTGGCATTTCATTAAGAAGATATTCAACAGGATGACGATAGATTCTTTCTCGGCCATCTTCTTTTAGTGCGTATAGATAACAAGGCATTGATGCGACCGCCTCCGAAATGACGGTAACGGCATTCATCACGGCAGGTAACGATTCTGCAGTTTGTGGACTGACAAATTCGCCCGCACCTGTATTGTTTACGCCCATGTAAGATAAAAGCTCTTCTATTGTGGTTGGCTCGCTACGTTGCTCTTTTCGTCTAAAAGGATTCCACATATTAAGCCTCCATCACATCAAGCCACTGTTTCAAAAGTGCGGTAGAGTGTTCTTGTGTTTTTTCTTTTGCCGCGACCATCGAACGCTTAGCAATTTCTACACTACTTTCAGGATAGGCGGGAATGCTTGTTACGGTAACTTCAAAGAGTTCGGCTTTTTGTACGGTTCGTTGGCAAGGCTCTACATCAAAATTCCATGTTTCTTCTTTAGCCCAAAAGCCGAAAGACATTCCGCTAATATCGCCGCGTTCAACACTTACCAACAAATCACGCCCTAAGGTGGTATCAGGTGGTGTTAATTCAAAACGCAAGCCGATTGAATCTTCTTCTAGTTTTAATGTTCCCGCACTAGTGCGACCGAGTAACTTGGTGTAGTCGTGTTCAAAGAGTGCGCGAACATCTTCGCCACTGGCTAAACTTTCACTGAATGCTTTAGGCGCAAAGGATTCTACAAAATCACAATAAAGCACTTGTGAAGGACTGTTCCATTTGACCGCATAACCAACGAGCTTTTGATTCTCTTCATCGGTCGCAATGGTTGCAGAGCGGATTTCAAATTCTTTCTTCATTTTTCACCTATTAAGCAAAAAAGGGGCTTTCGCCCCTCTATGATTTATGCCGTTGTCTCAATCACTTTAATTGCGTTGGAATCTACCACGCCACCACCCAAATATTTATCGGTGTGAACTTTATAGAAGCCTGGCTCGGTTAAGTTGTCTGGTCGAGTTCGTACGCCTGTTTCATGATCGACAATGAAGTAACCACGTTTGAAATCACCAAAAGCAATAACGGCTTGATTTGCACCACCTGTCGGCATTGTCTCTAAGAAGTAAACTGGACGGCCTAATAATGTTGCTGGTGCATCGGTTGTTAAACCATCGCGCCAAATGTAATCGCCATTTTTGTTTTTGAGTTTTTGTAATGCTGCTGCAATGGTTGATGACATCACCCATACGGCATTTTTGCGGTATTTACTGTGAAGGGTATAGAACGCATCGATTAAAGTGTCTGCCTCAATTTTTGCTGCACCCGCTACTTCAATTTTTTGAAGTTTGCCGAATGGGCGCACTTTATCGTTTTCAGTTGTGCGTTCGTAGGTCAATAAACCTTTTGATTTTTTGTTACCATCACCAGAGGTTAAATCCACTTCTTCTGTTTCAGTGAAGGTCTCCGTGATTTCATCAGTGAGCCAACCTAAAACATCAATGCTGGAGAAGTCCAAAATTTCTTGAGTAGTTTTTGGATAAGCATAGATTGAATTTAATGCAATGGTTACTTCGTGAAGTTTCGGGGTTGCTGTGCCGTTGCGTGCTGCGCCTTCTGTGCCATGTTCAACGGTTGCACCACCAGCAGATACTAATTTTTTGTATTCTTTCGCACCGATAGGCAAGCGAACGACATTACAAAGCTGGCGCATGACGCTATCATCTGTTAAGCGTTTCATGACCTCTTTGTCTAATTGAGGGATAACAGAATAGCCGCCATCTTCACCGTTAGCCGTAGTTAAATTGCGAAGTTCACCAGTTTTAATGTAATGGCGCAATTCATCATTTGAAAATTGTTTCGTGCTGCGAGTTTCTAATGGGTTAGATTGCGCACCAAGATTACGTTCTTCATCTGCTACGGTTTCGTATTTACTGATTTCATCACTCAACTGTTTCACTAAATCTTTCAATTTATCAAAATCTACTGATTCAGTTTCATCCAATGAACGATTTTCTTTTTCTGCTTTATCAAGCATTGCGCGCATTTCTGCGACTTTTTCTGCCTTTTGTTGGCGTAACTCAATTAATTTTTTCAACATAAGTTTTCCTTGTGTTATTTGATTGGGGCTCGACCATATTCAATTAAGTAAGAAAGCGTACCATTCATCCAAGAAGCATTATCCTCATCATAGCCATAACGGTATTGAATCCCTCTGACAAATTGAATATGGCGATAACCTGTAAATGTAATAAGGCTATTAACCTTCTCTGCAATCCGATCAATGTTGGGTTCTCCTTCGCTATATGGAAGGAAGATTGAGATATTGAGTTCGGCTTGCCATTCCGATTCTCCCATTACCTTAAAATCACATTCTGCATCATCTAAGAATACTGAAATTGCAGGTAGCTGCTGTTTTAAGCTCGTGAAGAATGCTCTACCGTTATAAACATTTCCAATCTCTGGAATGTTATTCTTGATTAGCGTAACGATTTCGTTTCTAACTTCGTTGTGAATAAGCATTTTTTACCCTTATTTGTTCTTAATTAAGAGGGCTTATAAAAAGCCCATAGAACAATATATATACAAAAAATATAAAGTAAACAGCTTAAATTTCAATAGTTTAGATACGATTAGATACGTTGAGTAAAATATTTTATTTAGTGATTTTTTTAGGTGGTTTTGAGTTTGAAAAGATAATTTAAGATAGGAATTTATCTATTTTTTATAGGTGAAGACTTGGTGAAGACTTAAATAAGTAGTCTTCACCCTTATAAACATATAATAAATAAGGATTTTTTCTTGTTTTTTTAGCAAAAGTGAAGAGGTGAAGACTATAATAGAAAAAAAGTTTTTTGATATACTGTGATTTATCAGATTTTGCCTTAGTAACCAAAATAGTAACCAAAAATAAATGAACTAAAATAAACTTATTTTAAATCAATATCTTATATAACTAATTCACTTCTCGCCCAGGCACCAAACAGCAAAGTATACATCACTATAAGACATTACAAAGCTTTGATTTTACTGAAATCAGGGCTTTTTTATTCCCTATACGTCACTATAAAACACCATGTAATCTTAGAATTTTAGGGGTAGATTTAGTAACATATTCACTCCAAAAGGGGAAAAATCTATTACTAAAACCACACATCCCCTTAGAAATCTGGACTCAATCGCACTCAGCTTTACCCAATCAGATAGGTAGGGATTTGTTTGTTATCCAAATTATACGATTTAGCTGATATCAACTGCACAATATACTATTTTCTAAAATAAGATCTATTCCATACTCAAGAATTTCAACCTAAGTTATATAAAAATAAAACTATTTATTTTTATCAATTTTCATATATTAACGCAAACGTTTGCGTTATAATCTATCTCGCTTATTTTTAACCATTTAATAAAGGAAAATATAATGACAGATCGTCCAATTCGTCAGGCTTTACTGAGTGTTTCTGATAAAACTGGTATCGTAGAATTTGCTCAAGGCTTAGTACAGCGTGGTGTAAAACTACTTTCCACAGGCGGTACCGCAAAATTGTTGGAGCAGCATGGTTTGCCAGTGACTGAAGTGTCCAATTACACCGGTTTTCCGGAAATGATGGACGGTCGTGTGAAAACCTTACATCCAAAAGTGCATGGTGGGATTCTTGGTCGTCGTGGTACAGATGATGCTATCATGCAGCAACATGGCATTGAAAGCATTGATATGGTGGTGGTGAATTTATATCCTTTCGCCGCAACCGTGGCGAAACCAAACTGCACGTTAGAAAATGCCGTGGAAAATATTGATATCGGCGGCCCAACCATGGTGCGTTCTGCGGCGAAAAACCATAAAGATGTGGCGATTGTCGTGAACAATAAGGACTTTGATGCCATTCTTGCCGAAATGGATCAACATCAAAACGGCTTAACGCTTGAAACCCGTTTTGATCTTGCCATCAAAGCGTTTGAACATACCGCTCAGTATGATTCCATGATTGCCAACTACTTTGGACAAATGGTGAAACCATATCATGTGGCAGAGGAAGAAGATGCGAATGCGAAGTGCGGTCAATTCCCACGGACTTTAAATCTTAACTTCGTGCGTAAACAAACCATGCGTTACGGCGAAAACGCCCATCAAAATGCGGCCTTTTATGTTGATTTGAATGTGAAAGAGGCGAGCGTGGCTACGGCTAATCAACTCCAAGGCAAAGA